ATTGAGTATTGCCCACTGTAAGGCCACCGCCACCACCGCCTCCCGGGCCACCGTAGATCGCGCATCCTCCAGCCGCTCCCACGTTGACCGAAGCGCCGCCACCCGACGCACCTCCCCACTCGGAGGGTTGCGCGACGGTTGACGAAGTTGACGCCCCGCCTTGGCCACCGATCGCGGCTGCGTTGTTTGCTGATTTCGGCTCGCCTGTCGAAATTGAGCCCCCCCCATTACCCGGACTTACGTTACTGGCAGTGCCGAGTCCGCCGCCCGCACCGCCGCCCGCACTAAGATAGTTTCCGAATAAGCTTGCCCCAGAATTGGTTCCCGCCGCGCCGTTGGTCGAGTTGGCCGTTACCGCCGCTCCAGGAGTCCCGGCCGCGCCCACCGTCACGGATTCAGTAGCCCCGAGTAACGTAGCGTCCAGATGGATAAATGTAACCGCACCACCACCACCGCCGGCACCGGCGGATCTGTCCTGGTTCACTAATCCCTTGCGGCCAGACCCGCCCGGCCCACCTGGGCCGATGCAGCAGACAACCACCGCGACTGCGCCCGCAGGTTTTGTCCAAGTGCCGGAACTTGTGAACGTTTGCACATTGGTCGGCGGGACGAATAGCGTGGACGGGAACTTTTTTGATGATCCCGATTGCTCGCCGTAGATGTGTACGCTGGTGAGCGTCGTTGCTGCCGTGAGTGCTGAAAGTTTTGTGTCGGGCATGGCTATTCAAGCAGAAGTTTTGATCCATCTTCGAGAAGGATGTATGAGCTATCTTCGAGGAGTAGTGCGGAAACGGTTACCGATGCAGTAGCGGTACCGAGCGCGGACGTGGCTGATACGCCACTTGCCGCAATCGCCGCTGCGCCGGTAGCGGTTACCGTGCCCCGTGCCGACGTAGCTGATACGCCGGTTGACGCATTGGTGGCTGCACCAGTTGCGATCACGGTGCCCCTTGATGCGGTAGCCGTGATGCCTGCCGGCGCTGCCGTGCCAGCGCCACCTGCGGTCGCCGTAGCCGTACCAAGCGCGGAGGACGCAGAGAGTCCAGTTGCTGCGACGCTGCCCGCACCTGTTGCGATCACGGTGCCCCGTGCCGACGTGGCAGTGAGGCCGACGGGAGCGGCGGTGCCAGCTCCGCCAGCCGATGCAGTAGCAGTACCGAGCGACGAGGTGAGTGATCGGCCTGTAGCCGCGACTGCGGCCGCGCCCGTTGCGGTAACCGTGCCCCTTGATGCGGTAGCCGTGATGCCTGCCGGCGCTGCCGTGCCAGCGCCACCTGCGGTCGCCGTAGCGGTACCCAATGCCGCCGTAGCCCCGATGCCAGCTGGCGAGACCTGGCCCGCACCACTCGCCACACTCGTGCCAATGGTGGCCGACGTGCCCACGCCAACAACCGACGCCAGCCCGTCGGCGGTAGAGGTTGCCGTTGCTGTGCCGATCGCCGACGAGGCCGATACGCCCGACACCATAACCACCGCGCCGCCGCGTGCCGTTGGCGTGCCGATCGACGCCACCGCGCCCACGCCTGCGACTCCCGCCGCAATCAGCAGCGCGAGAAACGACGCAGAGGCAGTGACGCGATTAGTTTTTCGGCTTGCGTTCACGGCGGCCAAAAAACGTTTAGGCGATCCGGATGAGGCCAGCCGCAGCGGTAGCGGCCGGGAATGTAACGGTAAAAGTCGCCGCGGTCGAAGTGATGTCTGCCCCGAAGTCCAGCACCGCCACGGCCTTGTTGCTGCGAGTGCTATTGTAGATCAGCCCACCGCGTGCGGTGATCGTGCTTGATGCCCAAGATGGATCGGCAAAGTCGAGTACGGCCGTGTCAGTATCCAGCGCGGAGCTGTAGCCTGTCAGGGTCACGCCTCCGGCCGTGTATCCAGCGCCGGTTACTTCATTTGTGACAGCGTATGCGGTTGTTGATTTCGACAGGGTTGCGGAGCTCGTGAAGAGCGCGATTTTGTAGGCGTCGGCGGCGAGGTGGATACCCTCAAGAATCTCGTCCTTGTAGGTGTTGCAGACTGCGGCGGTGATAGGCATGGTGCTTTCGGATTAGATTGACTGACGTGCAGATTTAGTTATCTGAAGCCGTAGTTCGTCGATCGTATCTACAAAGCCAGACGGCGAGCTGGCTTTGACGGCGAAAAAGTACTCAATGCCAATCGTCAGAACTGCCATCGTGGCAGGAGGCAGGATAAAGCCTGCCTTGCCGGCGAGCTTGGAGAATGACCCGTCGGCAATGGAAACGAGAGCATCACCGTCCGTGTCTGCAATGGTGGTTTTGATCGCTCCCGCAAACGTCCACCCCGTCAGGTTGGTCACAGCCAGACCTGATTCGTCGATGATAGATTCATAGGTCCGCGCAAACGATGCCCCATGGGGGACGAACGCGAATTCTACGGGCGTGGTTGTTGCAGGCATCCTATTATTACGCGGGATGTCCGCTTATGCGCCTGGCTTCTGGTCGGCCGGTCGATCTGCCTCAGCGATCAGCTCGCGCAACTGCTCGGCCCGCGCCTCCCAATGTATTGCGGCGTTTCTGGCGTTTTTGCCGTTGGCCTCCGCCTCGGCGAGCTTCTGCGTTATGTATTCGGTTGTGATCATGATCCAATTATTCCATGTGTTCCCGTGCCGACCGCGTGGACATCGTTGATAAGTGCGGCCACACGCTCGGCCAGTTGCTCCAGCGTAACGGTTGGGGTTGCGAACGTAGTCCGCGTGAGAGTGCCCGTCGGAGTCGTGGTCCACCCAGTCGCCCGCGCTCCAAGAACTTTCGTTCCCTGGACGTAGTAATATCCATTGGTGTAGTCAATGCGCGCGTTCTGTGTTCCGCCCGAGTACACTCTCAAGTTCACATCCTTCACGTCCACCGCGCTTGATACTCCGGCCTCAAGGTAGGCGGTTTTGAATGAGCCTGCCTCGAAAGTGCCGTCACACTTCATCGTATTCGTTGCGCCCCGGTACAGGTTCGCATTGTCGCGGGTGGCCGTGGTGCCGCCAAACTCGAGCTTACCCTCGGATGAATAGTATAGATAGTTCGACCCGCTGCCGGCGAGATTCACGACAATGAGTTCAACCTCTGACGGTGCGGCACCGGCGGTCCAAGTAGCCGCTGCCTTCAGCCGAATCGATGATGCTGTGCCGTAGGAACTTCCGTTGTATCCACGAAGCCGCAGCGCTGCAAACGATCCTGACGCCGTGGCCGATGGGCTGGCAATGGTTCCCTGTGCAACTGTGCAGGTCAGCCCCACGTTCTGAGCTCCCGATCCGAATTTGCGGGCAGAGAAATTCCCATCGACCTGAAGGAATCCGACGGTGTCATCGGTGCCCGTCGAGTCGCCGACTATCATCCGGTAGGGATTCACGATCAGATTCGTCCCGTCGTATGAGATATTGTATCCGGCCGGGTTGCCCACGCGAAACACAGAACTATTGCTATGCCCGCTTGACCTTGGGTTGAGCCAGTAGCCGGCACCGGTTCCAAACGCTGTTGCTCCCGCCGAGCGGATGATGCCTGCATCTGCCGTTGCGCCATCTCCCATGATGAGCGTTTTGTTGATCGTAGCGTTATCGATCAACGCAATCCCGGCCGCCAAGAACTTGAAGCTCGCGTCAGCCGCCACCCAATCGGATGAAGATCCCGGCGTGCCCCACGTCGTCAGCCCGTTCTTCGCTGGGTTGACTGCTCGGTATGGCGTCGTACCAACATAAACGATACTGGTAGTTACCGTGTTGGCGTAATAGGTACCTCCCGAAACATAGACGCCTCCATTAACCGCACCCACTCCGCTCTGGCCTATCACTGCCAGCGTCCACGTTGCGTACGTTCCGGTGCCAGCGTACAGCACGCTGTTGATTGTCATGGCCCCGGTTCCGGAGTTGTATGCCGTGATCGGACCCTCCATGAATTGCGCGGTATCCGACGTATAGATCAGTCGCGCCGGTTGGCCGACAACGTAGGCAAGCCCGGTCTGAGTGGTGAAAGACTTGGAGCCGGTTCCGATTGCGAGCGAGGTGGTTGATGTGCCCACGTAACCAGCCCCGTTGGTTCCATTCGTGCCGTTGGAACCATCGGCCCCGTTCTGCGCGTGGATCTGAGGCGTCGCCCACTCTCCGGTTGCAATCGTATCCGTGGCAGACGTAGCCGATGCCGTTGCAGTCGTAACGTAAAGCGGATTACTGCCACCCGGGACAGCCTGAGTCCAACTCCCGAGCGTGCCCGACAAACCCCCTGTTGAGAACGTAAAAGTCAGTGTCGATGCTGGCACCGCTGGCGGCGATGCGGCCCGCTGAAATAGCCATGCTGTGGCCACGTTCAGCCCGTTGGCTCCCGCCGCTCCATCCTCTAAAATCTTAACCGTAGCAGCCCACTCGCCGCTTGCGATTGTATCCGTAGCAGTCGATGCGCTGGCGCTTGCCGCAGTTACCCACAGAGGATTCCCATCAACCGCAGGGATCGCCTGCGTCCATGAGTTATTATGCCCGGTCAAAACACCAGTGGCAAAAGTGTAGGTTGCCGTCGTGCTCGGAAGCGTGGGAGACGAAACAGATCTCCGATATAGCAGCACCTGCGCGACGCTTGAGCCTCCCGTTCCGGTTGCTCCAGCCAGAGTCTTCACCCAGTGCCATTGACCCACGACGAATACAGCCGTACCTTCAAGCTCAACTTTATATGGCACGTACCCGGAATCTGATGACACAGTATCCAACTCGATGTAAGCCGTTGAGAACGTCGCCGTTGAGTTGACCGCCGCGCCATTGGCCAGCACGCGAAATTGTCCAGAGCCGGGAGTTCCAGTCACGCCAGTTAAAGCCGTAATACCCTTCATCACTGAAAACGTGGTCTGGACCCTTGGAGTTGTCAGCTCGCCCGCAATCGGTGTACCTGCCGAATCGCATCGTACCTGCGGCGCCGGCATCGTCTGGGTTATCGTGTATGCGTCGGTCCCCGACGATGCGCTTGTCGGCGTCGCCGTGACGCTGCCGACTGTCGAGCTCACTCCGATTGTGTCTGTCAGCGCCACAATCCAAAAGTAATACGGAACAGCAGCAGTCAGCCCAGTTGCCGTAAACGTGTTGCCTGCGTGCGCGACGAAGTAGCTTGGCGATCCCGGCAAAGTATTCGCCGTGTGTTGGTAAATCTGGTACCCGAACAGATTGATGCCAGTCGGAACCACCCACGAAAGTTTGACCGCTCCCGGAAGCGACGTTGCCGCAAAGCTGGTCGGCGGGTTCGGAGCACGGTTCTCAAATGTAACTTGCTTCGATGCCGACAACGTCCCATCCGCCTTGGCGTGGTAGTATCCAACCTTGAAGAACCGATCCGATAGCGAGGTGAATGTTGTGCTGGTCCAGAGCGTCAGCCGGTCGCGTCGGATCAACCATCCCACATCCGCCGCAGTGTGCCCCGCCGCCGTTGAACTCAAACGCCCGCGCTTGATTCCCGCATTGTACGAGCCTACGCCCGCGGAGGATATTGTGCCGATAGACAACCACTCGGTTCCGATCACCAGAACCATCGTGTCGTCATCCTGTTCCACCGTCGTAAACCCGCTGCCAAGAAAGGGCGAGACATCGACGCCCGTGCCGTTAAGTACGCACGTCACCACGCTGCTGTTGATTGTCGCGTCGAGCGTGACCTTGGCGGCGAAACTCTGAAAGCCTAGAAGCGTTGAGCCGGTCGCCCAGTTGTCATCTAGATCCAGATACGCACGCATTCCGGCCAGAGCGTCGCTTGGTCGATGCGCGAGGATCACCGCCGCTGCCACCTCGGACAGTCCGGATGGTGCCTCAAGTATCGCCCAGTCGCCCGTGCCCGGCGTTGGCGGATCAGGCAGCGCGTAGTTGTCGCGAGCGTCGCTCGCGGGCGCGTATGGCACCGACGATGTTCCGCGCTCACGCTCCCATCGGAGCGTCGCCGTAGTCTCATCTTCGAGCCGCTCAACCAGCCGCGCAATCACAAGCTCCCCCATGGGGGCGTAGTTCATCTCGAAGATGTCGCCAATCCGCAGAGGAGTTCCGTCGAGCCGCACGGCCGCATCGAGCCGCACTACCGATTCCCCGCTCTTGGCTGGGATGGTTGCGAGCCCTGCCGCCCTCGTCGCATACCTCGCCCCAATGTCACGGGAGGTGATCCACGGCCGCTGCAATTTCTTGGCCGGCGAAGTGCCTACGATCTCGCGGATGAAAGGCACCCGGGCGGTTTCGATCGCATCGATCAAATCCAGCTCTCCACTGTCGCCCTCAAGTAATTCCACCACGATCGTGGATGGCGATTCCGAGAGCGAATCCGTCCGGATCGATGGCGCCTCAACGTGGTCCGCTTCGGAGATTTCCGGCAACGGCGACGGAATCGTCCCGTCGTTTGGAAACCATCCCATGCGGATCTTTCCTGCCTCAGTGTAGGTCCATCCGTCGATGTACTCGAGCGCATCCTGAACGACTTTGCCGGCATCCTGCTGGCCAGTGAGCAGCGGAGAAAGGTACGCCTCCTCGCCATAAAGCCCTGCTGCTGGCTTGGCACCCGTCTCGATGTTGCTGGCATTCGACGTCCAGTCTGCTTGGTCCAGCGTCGCGCTTGTCAGTCCAAGACCTCCGCGCGCGTGCGTAAGGAAGTCCCAAATTCCCGATACGATATTAACCCCTCGAAACTGTGCCGTTCCGCCAGGCAGCGCAGCGGGGAACCTGAGCCCCGCAGGCATCGATGGCGATGGAAGGCGATAAACCGTAAACTCGATATTCGGCAGGGAAGGCTGCGCCTGACTGTTTGCCTGCACCTGCCCGCAGTGGAGCCGTTCAAAGATTACCAGCGTTTGCCCCTTGTATGGTGGATGATCCTGTCCGGTCGTGGACACAAGCCAGGAGTCCACTGGCTGTGCCTCGTCGCCCCAGTAGAACCGCATTCTATTCGACACCCCAAGGTCGGCATCAGCGCCTCCAAACTCAATCGTCGTATAGTAGTAATCCGGATCAGCTGGGTTCGTCGGTCGCGAAACATCAAAGACTCCTACGCCTTCGCCGCCAACGTAGATCGCACGAATGTGCTGGATCGGGCCATGACAGAGCACTCCTGCCACCGAACAGTACGCCTGCCCGGTCGTCTTTCCGTTTGACCAGTGATCGTTGAATCGGTCCGTGATCCACTTCGGTGCCAGCCGCATGTATCCATTCCCGAATGGCAGAGACTCCGCCTCCCTGTACGTGTTGCGCCGATCTGGCGTGGTCGGATTCAGCGCTGGCGATTCTACTTTGTTTGCGAAACTCATGGCTGCATGATCCTCCAAGCCGATGCAATCTTGCCAGCCAGCGGAGGTGATCCAATCGGCCAGCGTTGTACAGTGGCCCCAATCGGAACATGGAAGAGATGCTTGCCGCGTGAGTCATCAATCCATGTCCCTAGGTGGTGCTCGCATAGCCCTACGCGCACCGCCATCAGGTCGCCGTGATGGTATCCCTCATACGACTCCACCCGCCGCAGCCTTGATCGAATTTCAGGCGCATTGAAAAAGTCGAGGATCGCGGAATTGTCGTGGTGCAGGTGCCAGTCCAGCGGCTTGCGCGGGATCTCGATTGCCTGCGTTGCCCCCGTCGCCGTGTGGATTGCGGCCTGCAATCCCACGCAATCGACGCCACCGAATGGGCCTGACACTGCGGAACCAGCACGGAACGGCGTACCCATCCAGAGCCGTACTTGAGAATCGAGTACGGCAATGCGTTCGGGCGTCGAGTAGTATGGAATCATTTTGCTTTGTTGCTCGTACCGTTGCCGCTTGAGGTCGCAATGAAACTCGGCGTGTACGGATGCCCGCCAAATTGAAGCCCATTGCTGAACTTGTCCTTACATGTCGTGTAGTTCCCATCGCACCCAGGGTAAACCGTAGCGCTTTGCCCGCTACAGGTTGCTGGAAGTTGCCGATTGAGTTTAAGAGTCCAGACTCCAGCAGCCTCGGAGCAATCAAGCACGGCCCGGCGGTTCTCCGACGAGTCCGTTCCAGTCACCGTCAGCCACCCGCCAGCGAACCACTTGTCTTTGTACGCTCCGGTTGGCGCGGATGACGGGGTAAAAGTCACCGTCGTATTCGGAAGCGTGCCACCGATCGGCCCGGTCTTTGTCCACGATGCCGAAGAAAGCCCGCACGGCGCCGAAAACAAAACGTAGTTGCACCCCTGCTGAATGAAAAAAGAGGGAAGCTTTCGCTCGAAGATAGCGCCGAATGCAGCCGCACGGCCGACCAGCGTATCCCCCTTCAACTCAACCGATCGGATCGTGCCAGTGAAGGTCTCCGCATAGGCCGTAACGACTCCCGATGAATTGATGATTGCCTCTCCAATCGTGACGGTGAGCTTGCGTTCAGCCTCGCCCGCGAGAAGCGGGAGCATCGGGTTTCCCGGCTCCTCTGACCAGATCTCAATATCGCACTCATCGCCAAGCGGCGACATCGTCTTTCTGAGCTGCGCCTTTTCGATCCTCGACGGCGCGTAGTCATCCCCAGAGTAGGTGAGCGTGTGCTCCCACGAAGTGAGCCGCGTAGTCGTGCCGCCCTCCCATGTGAACGCGGCCAGCATCGTGCGACCGCTGCCCGACTGCGTGACCGCGGGTGCTTCCTGCCAGAGCGTAATGGTCGTCTCGATCACTTCCGGCGTGATGAAGGAAAGTGACAGTGTATCGGAATCGAACCGACAGGTGTATGTTGCCGGCGTCGTGCTGGTCGGCGTGCCTGGTTGCCCCCATGCATCGGACGTGAATGAGTCGCACGAACCGCGCTTGCCTACCCAGAATCGCAGCAACCGAGCAGCCTCGTTTTGATCGAAAGTAAAGCCTGCTTGCTGGCCCCATCGTGGAAAACCGTTTGTACCCGACATACCCACCTCACGTCCTTGTCCAAGCATGGCCGGCCGCATCTGGTCGCGTGATACATCCTCGATCGCGTTCGACCAATCCGGCGCCCACTCGAAGGTCGACGGCGTGGCTCCGGCCGCTGGCTCGATGCGCAGTAAGTCCGGCGCATCCTCCTCCACTTCAATTTCCACGAGCCAAAGAGCCCCGCCAATCGGGCTGATCGTTGGCCGATTCACAAGCCGACCAAAAAGCATCGGCCCATTATATGCGTAAGTAAAAGGTCCGGTTGACCCTGCGATGTAAGCCACTGCACCGGCCGCAGAGTAGGAGAAAGTATACTGGCCGACGTGCATCCACGACGAAGCGTACACATCGGGCCAGAGCGGAACTGCAACGCGCGTACCGTCGCCCATCGAGTACAGTGCTTCCCTCATCGAGGCCGCGTCCGCCTCCTCCATGCTCGCCGCGTACTGCTGCTTCACTCGCAGGTAGCGATGTCCCGGCACTCGATACTCAATGCCGGTCAATCCTTCAGCCTGTTCGCTGGAAAGTGAATACGTCAGCCGGACTGGATCAGACCAGTCGGGAGGAATGACAATAGCGTAAGAATCCGGGATGCTCCCTGCGGCTGCTTTGAATACGAAGGGCATGGGTTAGGTTGCGATGCGATAGCGGTTTGCCTGAACTACTTGAACGATCTGTGTTTCCATCGGTGAACCGCGACGGAACCGATCTGCCTCGCGCCGGTTATCGACGAGCACCGTTGCACCTCCGCGCCCACCACCACCACCGGAAGCCGGAGCCATTGCCATGGCAGAGGGAAGCCCACCGTAGCGCATTGACTCCAAGTTGCGTACCCCAAGACGTTCCACCGCATCAGCAGGCATGACGTATTCCCCTCGATGCACGATGCCTGCCATCTCGTGCTTTCCGCCTGCGCCTGTGTATCCGCCTTCCGCAAATCCGCCTGAAACCAAGATGCCCACAAACGCTCCAAGGGCCAAAGCCAATGCTGCGATGCCCACCACCGCTGAAAGTCCGAAACTCGCCGCTGATGCAGCCGCGGCATTGGCAGCCAGCACTGGCGCCTTCGCGGTTTCTGCCGCAATTGTCTCGGCAGTATCCGCAACACGAAGACCGGACGTGAGCGCCTTCCATCCTATGGCAATGGACTTCGCCGCATTGCCGTTGATAAGCTGCTGCACGCCGATGTTGACCAGCGCATCAAGTGTTTGCCGCAAGACGGACGTGCCGACGTTGCGAAGAACATCGACAAAGTCCATGGCACCAGTGACCCACCCGTAAATTGCATCCGATATCCCGAGCACCGCGGTTCCAATAGTATCTTGGACTAATCCAGCGACCTGTTGCGCCGTGGTCCCGATACCCGCGATCGTGTTGGCAATGCCAGACTCGAAGCCGCCCGCCTGCCGTGGAGTGGCCGTAGGCGCTTCCCCCTGTGGCGGTGCATTCTGGCGGCGCTGTTGCTGCCCGCCGACTGTCGTGCCTCGGAGCTGCTCGGGCAATTGTTTGGTCGCGAAATTCCTCAGCGCATCGCGATCCTCCCCGGATAGGACCGGCTGTTCGGCCCTCGCCTGATTCTGTTTTTCGATAATCGAATCCCATTCCACATTCGCCGTAGCGAATGTTTCCCGCAAAAGATCTGCCTGCTTCGTAAGCTCCGAGGTGAGCTTCTTTTCTTGATCCGTTTTGAATTTCAACAACGCGTAGTCTGCATCGTTTGTCTCCTTGCGAAGTTGACTGATCTCCTTCTCTTGCTCGATCGTTTTCGGAATAAGCACCTGGCCTTTTGTAACGGTCTCAAGGTAATCCCCAGAGAGGAAATTCTTTTCCTTGAATTGAGGCGCATTCGCTCGATCGAAATCATCGCGGGCGCTTCTGGCCTGCTTCTCTAAATCGACCAGCTTTTCGGCGTCCGTAAGCTCGCCTCTTCGCAGCGCCATCATGCGCCTGGTGTGATCCAAAGCCACCTTGCTCGAGTCCTCGATGATCTTCGCCACTTCCGCCGCTTCGCGAAATGACTTGGAAATCATCTCGGTAATCGTATTCGCAATCTGCATTCCCGATCCGAGCCCAACTCCAGATAAAATCGAGCCGAAGAATTGCCCTCCTGCGAACTTCTTCCGAAGCGTATCCGCAGTCTTGGACAGCCCGGTCATCTTCGTGCCAGACTCTCCAAGTTCACGATTCAGACTGCGCAAAGTCGCGCTCGCGTCGTCGCGTGCCCGGATCAGTAACGTGACTTCAGATTGGGTAGCCATGGTCTAAGAGTTTGCGCTGTTTGCCAGCGTTGCAGAAAGCTTTCCGTATTCGTCTCCTCCCGACATTGCTCGACTGACGACAGCCATCATCGCCAAGTCCCGGCTCGCGTTGCGCCGGCCAATCTCTGCGTAAAGGAAATTTATCCAGTCGTGCGGGAGGTCGAGGATACGCTCACATTCGCCTCCGCAGACTCCGCTGAGGGCAAGGGCTGCGACCTTGCGCCGCCAACCATGCCATCTGCCTTGAGCATTCTTCCGATGTACGGTGCGAGGCCGATGGCCATGGCGGGATCTTTCTTGATGAGCGCCATGGCTCTCGGAAAATTTGCACTGTGCACCGCCTCTGCAAGCAGCCCGTAGCTTTCGTCGCTCATGGTCTCCACCCATTCCACCGTCTTGCCGGTCGCAAGCACGATGGCGTCGATCGTTTCCTTTGCACTCAGGACTTCAACAAACTGATACAGTTGCCGAAGCGAAAGCCGCTTGAGCTCGACGAGTTCCTTGGTCGTCCCGTCGATCAGCGTAACCTCAAGCGTCGTAGCTGGTGAGATCATCAGGCAGGAACACTGGCGTCAGCGGTCCACGTGATCGCTCCGAGCTTGTTGGACTCAATCTTGATCGTGGCTTTCGTGAAATCAGCATCGCCGAACGTGAGTCCTCCGTCGCGCGTGACCGTGACCGGGATGTCCGTTTCACTCGTGAGCGCAACCTTTCCGGCTGCGTCGTTCGGGTCTGGAATGTAGATAATACAAGTCCCAGTCTTGCGGCCGGAAAGCGAATTTCCGAAGATCGTCAGTAGCCGCTTCGGTTCCACCAGCTCGAACATAAACGATTCCTGCTGGTTGGTCAGCACGGTCCGCACGCGGCGAAGAACGCCGGTCGCATCAGGCATCTCAATGGACTTCTCGCTTTGCTCAGTCGGCTGGTCGAGTTTTCGGGCCTCATAGATGACTGCCGAACCACCGGCCGGGATCTTGAGGGAGATGATGGAAAGTCCAGCATAGATGGACTTGGCGGTATCAAATGGAGAGGTGGGCAGCGGCATGGATCAAGGGAGGTTAAAGCTCTACCCTTGCCTCGTTGTCCGCTTCCACGGCCCGCCGATGCTACCAATTCGGCCTCATCACCCACGGAACCGATACAACAAAGTAATTCACAACCACGCCGTCGCCCTCATCGATGCGGCCGAATGAGTCGCCGCTGACCTCCATGGCTCCAAACGGCCCAGCCCGGCCCATGAGGTGGCGGGCAATTGTCTCCAACGCATCCTCTCCAACGATACCGGTACCTCCAACTCCAAGGTTGATAATCGGGTTTTCGATGATCGCGATGGGAACCGCGAGATCCAGCTTCAGTAGTCGCCCCTCCTGAGAGCGGCTGCCAAGCGAGCCGACAAGATTCTGCACCACGATCAAGAGCCCCTTGGTTCGCAGCGCTTCCGTCTCCGCTTCGCTCTGGTCTGTTCCGTCGCGCTCGAGCAGGCAGACGACACCAGGCAGCGCCGTGATTGTCGAGAGGTAGGTTTGGATCTGCTCGCGTAGTTCTCGGATAGTCATGGTCAGGAAAGAGTTTTTAGTGCCCGGTCGCCCGCTTCCTTCGCCTTACGCTCCAAATAAACCCGCGTATCGGCTCGGACACGCTCAAGCGCAATCGCGATGATTTGCTTATTGGCGTCCACGATTGCGACGCCTGGAGTTTTATTCGTGATCCGCAGGAAGTGAGAATCGCCGTTCTGTCCCTTCTCGACAGCGGACAGCAGGCCGAGCTTCTTGGATACATTATGGGACAAGTATCGCCCTGTCCTGCCTGTAGATGTACGCGTGCCTCTACGCCAACGGCGATGAAGGAATGAGACTCCGAGCAACCCGGCACCACGTTGCCGCATAGACAACTCCTGCGCGACCAGTAGTGCGTAGTCGCTGAGTCCATTGCGCTTGGTCCTGCCTCCCTTGGTCTTCGCACGTGCAAGCCGGTAATTGGCATTCAACTTCAGCCCACTCCGGATCTTGACCCGCCAGCCTCGCGCCTTCGCCTCATCAAACGCCGGACCCCTGAATCCTGCTTGCGCTTTCCTCTGTGCTTTCGTGGCCTTCAACCGTTGCGCCCAGAAGCCTTGAAAAACCTTGATGGCGAGATCCCGCCCCTTCTTCTCCAGCACCTCGTCCGGACTCTTGCGGGCTGCCGCAACGTACTCGTTCAGTGCCTGATTCACCTCCGCGAGCTTGGCCTGTATCGTAACTTCAATCACGGCTTGCCGGTTGTTCGGCAGATGTAAACGATGGTCGGATCTGTCGGGTCGTGCTTGAGGATGTCCGCTATGTCGTGCTTGATTCCACCTATGTCGATAACCTCGCCCACCTTCGGGCGAATGGTTGGCAGCGTGGATCGTGCAACCTCAATTCTCACCACGTAGGGTCTGCCCATCGCAATGTCAACCTGCTGCTGTGCTGCTGTCGGCGCGGACACCACGACTTGCAGCGCAGTGTCGCCGAACGTTGCGGCCGCTCCGGCAATGTCCGCAAGCTCCGCGAATCCCGATTCAAGTTCTTCCTCAAAAGTCATGTTAGAAAAAAGCCCCGCCGTTTCGGGCGGGGCGACAGACAACCAAGAACACAGCTAACCCAAGTTACTTTTTCGCGGCCGGCTTCTGCGCCGGTTCGGACGCCCGGTGATTCGGGTTGTGCTTGCGCACTCCGGCCGGATTGCGAAACGACTCGTATCGGAACACCGATGACGCCTTGATGGCCGACTCCGCCTCACTTCCGTCTCGACCGAGGTACACTACGGAAGGAGTTGCGGTCTGAGACGGCCCATCAAAGCCGATGACAACGTGCAGCGACATCGTAATCAGGTCGAGAGCAGACGGTTTCCGGCGTAGTCAACCAGCCCGCCGGCAGCGGTTGCGGCCAGCTGCTTGCCCATCGACTTGCCCCACACGATCGTGGGAGCCCAGTAGACGTTACCGGTGCCAAGCTCCTGCCAGGACACAGCAGCCATCGTCAAGCCCGTGTCGGGATCGGTGACGGCCTCGTATCCCATCAGCTGCGGGATGCCAAGCTGCGCGGCGATCGCGCCATTGAAATCTTCCGGGATGCCAGCAAGAACGGAAATTGCCCTGGACTCGAAAAAGAAACCAGTCATCGCGCATTCGGTGAATACGCCAACGCTGCCATCAACGGTGATGTCGATCGCTGCACCTCCGCGGGTCGCGGCGAGCTTGAAGGTATTCGCAGTAGCGTCGCGGACGAAGTAGCGGGTGCCGGCGACGATTCCCGTAAAGCCCGTGCCAGAAGTGAATACGACCGCCTCACCATCAAGAAGCCCGTGCGCGGTTTTGTTGATCAAGTCCGTAGCGGCGGTGCCCGTAACCGCCGTCAATGCGTCGAGTGCGTTGGTCGGGAAATCTGAATACTCAAAGATTTCCGAGAAACCGCCGATGTTCGCGAAGCGGCGAAGTCCATTGCCGCCTTGGATCTGGCCGTAATAATCCTTGGACATGACGCGGGTGTCGGCACCAATCGTCGTAGCCACATCCGAATTCACGATGCCTACGCGGCCGGTCGGCAGAGCCTTCCGCTTATTCAGGTTCGCGTTGACTTCCACGATCATGTCGAGATCGGAGTTGGCGACGGTGTAAATCGTCTCCTGAGAGAAGGTCGCCTCCGTTACTCCGGACAGGATGTCATCGATCAGCGCCTTGGCCAGAACGTATCCAGCATTGGCCACCACCTCGTTATATCTGGACTTCTGGTCCTTGATATTGTCGAGATGCGTCCACTTGAGCGGAACGTGCTTGTGCTGGTTGACCGTGATCGGCAGGTCCGTCAGGAGCGTACGTGCAGCAGTCGCTCCGTTCGCGTATCCAGTCGAGGCATCGTAGGTTGCAACCGTTGGCAGGCCGGCGATGTGCGCCGTGTAGGTCTGGTTCAGCTTGAGCGAGTCAGCGCGGAAGTCCGTACCCATGCGATTGATCGCAGGGATCTGATTTTTGAACGCCTGAAGGACATCCATCAGGATTTCAGAGGAAACTAGAGTAGGCATGTAGTGACTGGAGTTGAGTTAATTTCTAAGAGTTATTGGAGCCCGCGAATCTTGCGGGAAAGCATGGTGAGTCGCCCGCGTTCGCGGGAGTCGGTCGTCTTGCTGAGTGCGGCGCGGACTTCATCCAGCGTCATGTCGGCCGCGATTTCGGAGCCCGTCCCGCTGGCAGCGGCTACAGGCGAGACGCCAATCCGTGCGGCCATTTCGGTAGCCTGCTCGGTCGCGGTCTTCGCCGCAGCTTTCAGCGTAACAACCTCGGAGCCGAGCGATGCAACCTGACCGCCTAAAGCGGATACAGAAGATCGGGCGGTTTCGAGATCGACCGAAAGCGCTTTGTTATTCGCAGTCAGCTCGGCGAGCTGGCTGGTAAAAGTCGTGACGGCAACCCGCTCCGCAGCAAGTGCCTGATTGGATGCAGCAAGGTCGACAAGCGCCTGTGCGAGTTGTTCGGGAATTGTCATAGTTCTACAAGTACCGGCTTTGTCCGCTTAGCGTTTAAGCGGCATGAGTGCCATCAAGCTCCTGAGTGCAAGGTTGAGCCCTCCAACGTCGTCAGTCAGCCCCTGCTTGCGTGCCTCGGCTCCGAGGAAGGATTGCCCGCGCATTGCGCTGGCCGGAACGGTGCGGGCCGATTGCACGGCCCCCGCAAACATGGCAAAGATTTCGTCAACCCGCTCTTGCAGGTGTCCGCGTTGATCCTCGGTAAGAGTGGTTCCAGCGTAGCCCATACCCTTGAAAGTCCCTTCCTTGTTTTTAACTATATCCACCTTGACGCCGGCCATCTCGGCACGCTTGGACATATCCGTCACAGGGATATACACTCCAATTGAACCCACGCTCGCGGACTCGGACGCGATCACCATGCTGGCCTGCGAGCCCATCCAGTACGCAGCAGATCCCATCAGCGAATCCGTAAACGCGACGATTGGCTTGCGACCGGCCGCCTCGCGGATCGCTGACGCCACCTCGGGCGTTCCATTGACTGTGCCGCCAGGGGAAGCGATGTTCAGCAAGATGCCCTTGACCGAAGGATCAGCCATTGCCAAAGCAAGATTGCTCGTGATGTCTTCCGTCCCCACGGCCCCGCATGATTTCTCGATCTTAGAAAGCCCCTTGCCGATCACGCCTTGAATCGGGATGTCCGCGATTCCGGTCTCTTTGTCGATGGCCATCTGAGGCGGTACATCGAAGAGGCCATCCATCTTCATGGCGGCGAAGTCGGCCGTCGTCATGGCTGCGTGCCGATCAACCAGTGAGGCGACGGCATCGTACCCCTCCGCCGTAATGAGCCACGGCTGGGCAAGGATCTCGCGAATACGGAGGAATCGAAAGGTGCTCATGGCGATGATGGCGGCGGAAGTTGGCCGGCGTTCCCGCTCGGCTGAGAAAACGCCGTTGTGAATTGGTTGCTCGCGGTCTGACGGAGAAGCTGGATTGCCATCTCAAGCGTGATGCCGTGCGAATCGACAAGTCGCTTGGCACGCAGCAGCAGGTCGTCCGCCTCGTTCTCGATCAGGTTCCGCTTCCGGCGCCGGTCGAGCCCTCGCATTGCGTAGTGATCCGACTCCGACATCAGCCCCATCAGCACGTCCTGCCGGTCGCTGTTGCCATCGCGCCCCGCATCAACCGTGATCGCTGCCGGTGGCTGCCACTCAACGATAAACTTGCGCGGATCATCGGGCAGTCGACCGCGTGCGATTGCGTCCGCGATCACGTACCCCCAAATCCGCTGCAAAACCTTGGTTGCGAAATGTTTCTGCCGTTCATCGAAGCGTCGCTGTGCTTTCTCCAATACAAACCGAACCACCGCGCCGCCGATCTTCTCCGAATTCCACGCAAACTCATACGGTATCCCAAGTCCTGCGGCGATCTCGCGAATCAGAAACTCAAGAAAACCCATGAAGGCCGGCGATGGACGATCACTCCTGAACGCCTGCAAATCTTCCTCGGTCGATATTACCGGGATCTGCCCGCTCTGCATCTGTGCAAGGGTGATGTTCGTTGGATCCGTTGATGTTGCAGCATCCTCATTCCAGTCGTCGGCATCGGTCGTGCCAGACTTGGTTTTCAGGACCGCAGTGAATGCCGACAAATTCTTGATCGCGGTCTTCTCGAACCCGATCGTATCCTTTTTGTCACGCACATGGTTGATCGCATGATGTAGCGCAGTCAGCCCACGATCCGCGTCCGTCTCCTGTGGCTCGCAAAAGAGAATGAACGAGTTTGACGGGATCTCACGGAAGCCGGGGTCTCCGTTCTTCGGGTCGGCTGTCGTCCGCACCCGATACGACATCGGCCGGTCGCTGCCATCCAGTCGCACGCCATCCTTCAGCCCAACGGTATCTTCCCCAAAATTGCCGATGCGGTGGCCTCGAATGCTCTGCACCTGGGGGCCGCCCTGCTCATCTCGGACCAGCGCAATCCCGATGTCGCCATCTCGGATCTCTCCCACCTGCCAAAGAAACTGAAGCCGGCCGAAATGGTTGCGCCGGTTGTAGTCGGCCCGGTAGCCCCACTCCTCCCAATAATCCTCAGCAGCATCGTTCCAGTCCTGACTTCTGCTCGTGCCCTGCGGCTTCATCCCGCAGCCAACCGTGTAGCGGCTGATGTCGTTGATCAACCCACGAGTCATGCCGTCGTTGGCGTAGAGGTGTCGCGCAATGCCGGCATGCTCGCGCCGGACGAATGCGGAGTTGGTTTGGTCCGTATCCGACAGCGTCGTATGAATCCTCGTCCGCTCCCTCGAGACTTTGATGCCCTCGTAAAAGTTGAAAGCCGTAGATACGGCACGGTTAAACTCGTTCGGCTTGATGCCGGCTGCCTTGGCTCGGTTCTCCTCCCGCTCCAACACTTCGGGCGTGATTGCGTTGGCGAGTGCCTTGCGGGCGCGGTCGATAAATGATGCCATGGGTTACAGCAGGTTGCGGCTAAAGTCGGCGTGTAGTCTGCGGACCGTCCGTCCGTGCACCGTTGGATTCGCCTTCTTCAGTGCGTGCCGGATCTCCAGCAACTCGCGGTTCAATTCATCGACGCTCATGAGCTGCTTGCCAAACGATTTTCCTCCGCCTGAAAGCGCGTTCAGCCTCTTGCCCTGCCTTGCAAGCGTGAGCTGCGCAAGGACATCAGCTCGCATTCCGACGAGCTGAGGCTCTTCAATTCCAACGTATATTCCCTGGACGGTCATCCTACCATGACCGGCCTTGTCCGCTTACCAGATCAATCCTCGTAGCTCGTATCTTCAGCCGACGCCGGCGCCGGTTTCCCGGGCTTCGGATCACCCGGTGACCGGCCGACAAGCCGCTTGGCCAGCATCGCAACCGCAATCATTTCCTCGCAGTCGCCATAGTGATTATCCCTGCGGGTCTGCACCCAGACGTGGCGCACGGTGCCCTTGGCATCAACCTGCTCAACCCGCCGTTGTGCGGTGACCTGCGAAATGTACTCACGCATCTGTTCCGTGTCATCATTCGGAATACACCAGTCAGGACCCAGCCCTGCCATCCATTCAGCCACTACGTCCTTGATACCTGGATTGCTCCAGTGGAAAAGCTTGATCGGCTTCGGGCGTCGCGGTCCATCGCTCTTCATTCCCAACGCCGGATCAACATAGGCCAGAGCCCATAATCTCCGCACTTTCTTCTCGTACCCAGCCGCATCTTTGATCTTTGCCGTGAAGTATTCAGTGTCGTTACCCTTGAACGCCTTCCACCCATTGCGCATACAGATCCGATATACCCTCGCCGCCGCGTGTCCTGAGTCTATACATACATCCCCGGCATCAACACCTAACTTGTCCGGCAGCGCGTCCAGCTCGGCATCATCAGCCGTGGCCGTAACCCTGCCGAATGCCACAAGCCTCGAAGCCCCGAGCGGCCCAACAGCGCGGCACACATATCGATAGTGATCCTTCTGCACATCTATAGAAAGGATCGGAACCCACCCATCGGGCATCGGTTCACCCAGCGAATACGATGCACGCCTGTGCTCCAGCGCCCCAAAGTCAGTAACCTCCTTGAGCCGATCCTCCCATGGCTCTCCAAGCGTCTCATTGATAAACGACTTGTACGACTCGTGATCACCGTTCTTGAGAACTGAATACGATGTGATGAACTCAACCACGTTGTCGCGCCACCTTACCCACGGCGGAAGGAATGCGTTCCAGTGAAAGGATACTCGGTTTCGTGGCGCGTCCGGATTCATTGCGATCCATCCACCCCCGCATATCATGCGCCGGTTTGACGGCGTGTCCTTGATCGGGTGTGCGCATTTTTCGCACTCAAACCGGATCGTGTCAGCAAGCTTGTCAAAGTCCCATCTCCCTTCCGGCCGCGTCGTCTCGTTCTTATCCCACTTGAACTGCCGAAAATGGAGCTGCTGCTCATGCCCACACGCCGGACAAGCGAAGTGCCAGCACTGCTGATTTCCAGCGAGGTAGGCGCGGTGAACGTGGTCATTCGTTTTGTCCGGCGTCGAAATCGTGCAGATCTTCGAGTTGCGAAACGCTCTCACGCGCTTGCGCACCATCTCGTATGCACCGGGCGGATAGTTCCGGACTTCATCGAGAAATAGATAACGCTTCGGATTCGACTGGAGCTTTGATTTGCTGTTTGCTCCAGTCATCAGGAACGCCGACCCAATGAAGTCGATGGACGTAAGCCCCGGTTCCGACGCAAGCAGTGCGGCGACCGGCTTACAATTCAGCACCTCGGGGATGAGTCGTGTTCGCGCAAACTCCTTCGCTTCATCCGCTGCCGCCATGACCCACTGTATCGGCCCCGGCGATTCAGCCACGGCCCAGAACAGCGCAACCATAACCATCTGGGTCTTCGCCGATTGCGCCGAACACATCGTTACAAGTTCGCTTACATTCGGGTCCGAGAACGCTTCGAGGAAACCCTTTACCCATGGCGAATTGTCCGAGCGCCACTTGCCAGGCATCGGACTCGTAGCATCAACAATCACGTGATCCTCCGCCCACAGCCATGGCTGCCTACGGTCGGCTGGCTTCCATCGCCGGCACCAGTATATTCTCAGGCTCATACGTCGTCCACCGCCGCCCCTCGGTGCAGCTTCTCGCAGTATTCATCCCACCACTGCCGAAGCCGGATCTCGATCTGCGGGATGTCGAGCCCGGCAAGTTGCGGTGCAAGCGCCGCCGGCATCTGCTCGCCAACGGTGCGAGCCCCAACGATCAGTTGCGCAATCTCGGTCTCGACCTCATCGCGCTTCAGGTAGTCGCGCTTCAGGATGCCAATCTCCGCTTCAAGCTTTTCGTTTTGGAGCTGTAGTTTCCGGGCCGTCGCCTTGAGTTTGGTTTGGGCGATCCCACCTCCCTTGCCGGAACGTGCCGACGTCGCCTTTTCATTCCTCCCGTTGTCACGCACCCACTTTTGCCACGCGGCTATTTCGTAGTGGCCGTTCGGCCTGGGCCTCGGCGCCCCTTGCTTGGACCATACCAGTATCGACCTCCGTGATACTCCGAGCGCAGCGGCAAGTTCGGTTTGGTTTTGCGCAAACAGGGTCGGCTTGCCGGCAGTTGCTGCAACCGCCTCACTCTCCTCCGCGGTCAACGGGATGCCTTGTTGCATCTTTCGTTGCAATTTCCTTACGTCATGAGGCGTCAAAGTGTCGCTATCTTGTTGCATGTTAGTTGTGGGAGTGGGAAGATGTTTCGGAAACTGCCGTGCGAGTAAACGGTGGGCTGTCGCGGACCCAGCCAACGAGTTGTTTTACCAAAGAGATTCCTTTCGCATGGGGGTGGCACTAGGCCTGTTGCATTGCAATTGACTAGGGTTTTGCGCGACCACGGAGCGATTTGGCTGATCGCCCTCGGTGGCAGGCTGCATCTGCGCGTTGCAGTCGCGGGTTGGTTGGCCTGCTGATGTATAGTGCACGTCTGGATACGGGCATCTGTCCGCGTCCGTGCATCCGGAATATGAATGAGAATTGAAGGATCAGCGTATCCAATTGTGACTTACTCATGCCGACAGCGCGAGCTACGTGGCGCATGGAGCGACCGGCGAATAGTGAAGGGTCGATAACCCAAGCGGCGGCGACAGCGCGCTTGGCGATGATCGGCATGTACGGTGACTGGGTGCATGTGATGCCTGCATGCGATGGTCCGAGGATGAGCCATCGCATGTACTCGTGTGCGCCACGTGCCGCTATACTGTAGGCTGCATCGCGTAGTTCGTTGGGGTCGGAGGGTGGACCGTCGATGCTGCTCTCCACATCCGAGTAGGGGAATTGGGTGCAGGCATCAGGGTGTGTGCTCATCGAGTGATTGTTTTTGATAATTGGTTTAGGGCATCAAAGAAGACGCGGGCCGAGGCATCAGCATTGCCTGAAAAGCGAAACGTGCCATCGTGCCATGATAGTGTGCCGACCTCGCCAGCGTCGTTGGTGAAGGTGAACGAGGTGGGTGCAGTGATGAGTATGGGCTCGGAATCGGCGGAGCTGATGAGGATTACGGGGTCGTTTGCTGAGCTCATCGAGGACCCTCCATGCGCTTGAGCACATCAGCCATGAGTGCGTTCAGCCGTCTGGCCTCGTCCCACATTGCCGAGAAGTCTTTCCAGAGCTCATCGCAAGCATCGTACTTGGCCGGCAAATGGGGGTCGCTGGGTGGTTCCGTCGCCGTGGCGGGGTTTTCGGCCGTTCCCCGCTCAATCACCCCCATGAGCTCGGAATGGAGGCACCATGCCCAATTGCCGGGCCATCGTGCGATGGTTTTGAGTGAGTAGGGAGACATTCCCGAGCGAATGTCGATTTGGCCGTCGAAACGCACGGCGACCCATTGTGGTGCGTCGGCCTCGCCGAATGTCAGGCCGGCGGTCGGTGGGAGTACTTGTGTGAATTGTTTTGGTATTGTCATTTGGTTGCCTGTGAAAAGATATTGCGGATTGCAGGTGTTACGTTTTGGGTGGATTTGGGTGGGGCAGAGGCATTGGTGCGGGTAAGGGTACCCTCACACTTACCCTTACCCTTACACGCCCCCCTATATATAGGGGGGGCGTAAGGGTAATAAGGGTAGGCCCGCATAAGGGTAGGAATAAGGGTGGATAAGGGTTAAGGGTAAATGAGTCATGATGCATATACCCTTACCCTTACACTTACCCTTACTTAAGGGTAAATAAGGGTAAGTGTCACTTTTAATCATTTGCTTTAGTATCAGAAATGACTTGAGATAAGCTGTAGGAGCCAAAGGAAACCGAGATGATTCCCAGCCGTTTCATCTCGTTGATCCAGCGCCGTACAGTGTCCGGAGATGGTGCCCCGTTCGCGGTCCTGCGTGCCTCCTGAAGGGCCTCAGCCAAGGCGGTCCAGGGCATTGGCGGGACGCCTGGGCGAAACACCGATTGGGCGATTTCGACCCACTCCATCACCTTGCGCTGATCCTTTCGGGTCATGCCGGTATCATCCCCTGCAATTGTGACGTGCATTTTGGCATCATCGGACCACGCAAATCGTGGCCCAAACGCCTTGTCGATTGGGGCGCGCCGCTGTTTATTCGACCAGACTATTGATACGGCGTCGTCCTTGTCGATTTTGAGATTGGACTCCGCCTTTCGCTCTATTTGAGAGCCGAGATGCCCTCGTGCCTTATCGCTGCCGGGGTTGAGATGAAGCACGCAAACAATGGCGCAGGAGTGCCTGATTGCTAGCCCGTGCAGCTCGGCCACCAGCGCATTGCATTCAGCAGCATCATTAACATCCAAGACGAGATCCGCCACGCCATCTATAATGATGGCCCATAACCCGCCATGCTGCTCCGCCATGTCGGCCATCTTGATGCCAACGGCACGCCGCGCGATCGGTGCCGGCAGATCTGCCACCGTGTAGGCCTCCAGCCAATCAGGCATAGCCTCCGTTCGAGCCCGCTGCCTCGAGCGATTTACGCTGTGCCAAAAATCATCTGGAGCTTGTTCGGTGTCGATCATCAGTACGCCCAGCCCGCGCGCATTGTATCCGACCACACCTAACAAATCCACATCTGCCGGATTCGGGGTCATGGTCGCTGCCACGATCGCGCTTACGTAGGCCGTCTTCCCGACTTTGGGAGGTGCAACGATGGCTGTCAAGTTGCCAACTGTAGAAACAACTGAACCTTTAATGGTGAAAACTACCCGGATTTCAGGAGGCTTGATTGATGGATCAAACCGGCGGGCATGCAACATTCGGCGGATACGGTCATCCTCGGATTCCGTTGTTGGAGCCTGACCAGATGGGTCGACGCCCTCGATAAATGTTGGATCATCATGCTCCGCGGGACCGATCTGCATATCCACAATCTCTGCGTCATCGATGTACTGAGTGAGCGTCTTTGGCGCGTGGTTGGCTCGGACTCCACCGAACCCCTGCCGGCGCAATTCGCCAGCCGCCTTGGCGTAGTCGCCCCCGCACTCCAATGCCGCGTATAGCCATGCCGGTCGATAAACGTGCCCCTGCTCCAGGCTGGTTGAGCTCGAGAACACGTAAAATCTCCCCGGAACCACGTTCCACGTTGCGCTTACGCCGCGCTCCTTGCCTGGCCTTGTCCAATATTTGTCGGACCGGCCTGCGGGCTTCCAGCCGTGCTTCCGCAGCAACGCCGGCACATCTGCGTTGCGGTCGTAGTCGTCCGCTGGACTCTCCCCGCTTACAGCCGGCAGAGGCGAGGTCGGTCCGACCTCCTTGGGACGTTCGCGTTCATCGAAAGTTCGGGCAAGATCCAAAAGCGCGTCCCGATCTTCGACTGAAATTTTAGGGATGTCGGAGAACGATCCTGCCTCAATTTCGTAGCCTGGACTCGGTGAGATGAGAAAATACCCGCCGGCGCCCCGTGTTTCGACCATCGTTTCATGGTTGGCCTTTGATGCGAGCTTCAGGCTCCGAATGGGCTTGTTGGATTCACAAATCCAAACGAGATGGTATCCACCTGATGGGGTGCGCTGACGCAAAAGCTCGCGTACCAGACCGCCGAGCCCGGTTTCATCAGCCCGCACTTGGTAGCGGTGGAAAATGCCCGCGGAGTATTTTTCGTCGAAATCGAGGCAGTTTACCCGCCCACCAATGAGGGCCATGGCAACCGGTTGATCGAGCTCGAACCAGTCCACCAGCTCCCCGTCGGTGGGCTGGCGGGCCTCGTAGTCGCCCCATTTAATGGCTGCCAGCTTGCCGGCCTTGCAAGGGATCGTTGAGATCCCGACGCGTTGGAGTTGCTTGGCGGTGTCGTAAAAAGTCATTTGCTTGGCGGTGCAGGAAATAGTTGAACGGTGCGGCCGTTCGATGTGGTTCTGAAAACCTCTCCCGTGCGCAGAATTGTCGTGGTCTCGCCGGTTTGTTCCAGTGGTGTGGCTGGCTTGGCTGGGGGTTTGGCTTGAAGTCTAAGTATTGATGAAAGGACTTCAGCGCTGATTTTCGAATCCATTGTCACAGTTGAAAATTGTTCCCGCGCAATCGTACAGGTTCCCAGGTCTTGTTTGACGCCTGTACAGTTTCGTTGCGCGGGAGAGTGGTCGATGGCCGAATTTAATCGGCGATGTCATGGTGTTTCTGGTTTGAACGGGTTGCTGAACCTCCGGCGAAATTCCGTGAGCTGGAACGTCTGGGCTGCAGCGGAACCGTATGCGGCTTCGATGCATGCGGCGCAGGCTGCTGCAATGTAGGCAGCGGCTGCGGTGGAGTCGGAGGATGTGGCTGCCTCGGCTGCTGCGTCGGCTGCTGCGTCGGCTGCTACGGAGAGGGGGAAGTCGCGGGCGGAACGGTAGGCGACTGCGAGCTCTTCTCTCGTCGCCGCGCCAACTGCAAAACGCTCAGCAACCTCCACGGCGTTTCGGCTCCGTGGATCGGTCAGCAGGTTCCAAACTTTCCGCCCGTGCACAAGCGGGGTCTCGCGAACACACCAGCACGCGAACAGTCGCAGCTGTTCCCGGTCAGCCGGGACGCTATGCCATCGTGCCCAAACCAGCCAAGGCACGCGATCGCAGGCGTCCCATGCCGCATGGAGCGTGGAATATCCGGCCGCAAACTCTCGCCCTTCCGGGCATGCAAAGTAGCGGTTAAGGAACTCGTCAACCTCGTGGGTTCTCATGGCTTTGCCTTCATGGCCTTGGCGATCGCTTCACGTGCGGTTGTTACGGTGCCCATTCTGCAGCGCCCGCACTGCCACCCTCCATCGTCGAGAGCGTGCAGGGTGCGTCGATGCTCCTCTATCCAGTCGAGCCGTAGCCTGTCCGCACCGAGAGTGGCGTGATCGGCGATGAGCCGAATGATTATCTTGTTGGCTTCGCTGAGCTGTTTTTCGAGTGTCATGGCGTGCGTGGGTTGCTGAGGATTAATTTGTCGGCGAGTTCGGCGAGATTAGCCGCACGGACGAGTTTGATGTCTTTGTGCAGCATGCCGATGGCCCGCTGCTCAGATGCGGAGAAATGCACTTCGCACGACTGGGACAACGCGTATAACCGTTCGGCATCCCTCCGTGGTGTGGCGAGTTCGGCGGTGAGTTTCTCAATCTTTTGTTGGGCGTCGGCGAGTTCGGATGTGAGGTGTTTGTACTCTTCGACGTGCCACTCCAATTCCGTGCGCAGTGTGGCGAGTTCGGATGTGAGTTTTTCACGATCCTCGTCCATCCACCGAGCGGCCGCGTGGAATCCGCTTGTGAGCAAAGCGATCTCGTGGTTGGCCGCGTCTAGCTGTTGTTCGGTGGTCATGGCGTCCCCCCGCTCGTCGGAATTGGACGTGCGAACAATGCATCCTCCCAGTCACAATCGCTCCAGTCTTCAGGCTTCCAATTTGCGGTCGCGTAAGCGTCGCACTCCGGGTGGAACTTCATGGTCCAAAACCTGTTTTCGCCCACGCCTGCCCGCTTCCCGTACCTCTCTCCGATCAGTATCTCGGTCTTGCAGTATACGCACTCATGCTTCGTGCGCGCGGTCACGGTGCGGTCATTCCCGAATTGGGTGCTCATATTATTTCCCACCCCACTGCGCTGCAAACGCAGCAGCGATACCAGAGAGCGTCCGGGATCGCTCTTTCCAGCGGTTCGGTCCTGGGGCCATTCGGTGCACGCGCGCAGCTCGCCCGGTCACAATGTTTGAAGGTTGTATCGTCGGCAGGTTTTTTAACCACAGGCAGGTCGCCTTGACCTCTCCATGCCCGTGCTGCCACGGCTGGATTATCTGGTCTGGTTTTCGGATCGCGGTGGAAATCACACTCACAGGGTTTTCCACCGCGATCCGCTCGATAGGCGCATCCAGCAGCAGCCGAACGAAGTCCAGCGCGGAGGACTGGAGGCCCGGAGGCTTGGATGCCCACCACCTTGCCCCGCTGACGGCCAAGTGCGTGCATGGCGGGTGGGCGATGAGCAGGTGCCAGCCCTCGAGCAGCACGCCTCGAATGTCCTCTTGGATGTGGTGTGGTGATCCGTCCTCGGACGGCAGCAGGTCGCAGGACCATGCCTCGTGACCGCGTGCTCTGAAGGCCCGCCGGACCTCCCCTGAGAACTCACACCCAACAAGCACTCTCATGGTGCCCCCCTTTTGACCTCTGCGCGTTCGTGTGCCAGTGCTGCGTGCCACGCGCCGCGCGTGTGATTGCCTGCCTCCACTGTTACAAACCACTCCTCAAACGCCTCTTCGTCCAGCTCCCACTGCGTCCGCACCTTCGGCGGCGGATCGGCTTTGATACTCCGCCAGTGCGTACTGTTGCTGAACAGTGCCAGCTGCGAGCAACTGAAGCACGCATAATCCATCCAGACGTCGCAATCCCATCTTCCTAGCATGACCGGGAACTCCTCGTCCTGAGGCAAGCGCCAACTGAGTAGATTCCACTGTGTTTCTTGTGTATTCATTTCGATCCTTTACGGTTGGCCTTTGCTGTCGTCGAGTACGTAACGCACGTGTGTCCGGTGAATAAAAACTGACGTCCACAATCGTCACATTTGGTCACAAACACATCTGCGTCCAGGGTGCATGCCCACGATTCACTCGCCACATGCCCGCAGAACGGGCATGTGATTTCTCCTTCGTGGCTGGTTTCTTGTGTCGTCATTTTGATGTATTGTTATCGAGTTCCCCAATTGATATCGCGCAGCCCGGCATTTCGCCCGGTTGCGCCCAACGCTTTTCAGTCAAAAGATTCGTAACTTGAGAATCATCGTGCCAGATCCCGCCCAAATCCGTGATCGCGTCGAGCACGGCCTTATCCAAATTATCGATATCCGGCTTGCATGCATACCAGATTGGCGCATCGGAGCGGAGCACAACCTTTCCAGCAACCACGCGGAAATGGGAATTCGGCCTCACAAACGCGAACACCAACGCAACGCCAATCGGTCCCGCCATCGGTTCATTCGCGCGTTGCTTTTGGGCCTCTACTTTTATCAGTGCTTTCCACTCGTTGGCCGTTGCGGGGTTGTACACTCCGCGCCTGCCGGGTATCGGTCGTGGTCTGGGTTGCGCCTTTGGCTCGCCCGCGACAAAAAAAGAGATCATGCTGCTTGGTCCTTTCCTTTGTTGAATTTAGTATCCAGAAAACTGTTCGCATCGGCGAAGGTCGCAGTATTCGGAGAAATGTGCTTAAACTTCACCAACCATTTCAGCTGCTTGGGCGTGGCCAGCCCCATCGTTCGCCGCTTGAAAATCTGATCGATCAATCTCGATGCGTGCCCCCTGCACTTGATATCCGCACCATCAAATCCGGCATTCGCAAGGGAGATCAATTGGTTTGATGTCGGAGGTTTCGACTCCCATGAGGTTTCCGGCTCATAGTCGGCCAGCGCACCATCGTGGATTGCCAATGCAAAATCCAGCGCATCAACCGTACGCGTCCTTCGCTTCGCGACCTCCGCCATGCGCGCCGCCAGACGGGACTCGCGTTGATTCGCTGCCATCTCCTCCGCATCAAAAATATCAACCTCTCCTTTACCTGCCTCAATTGCTGCTGTGATGTCGGATGCCTCCTGATCGGTCTCTGCGATCAGCCGTGCCGGTTTGATCAGATCAATCGTGTCAGCGTGGAAGAGCGGATCAAGAACCAGCAGATTCTTTTTCCCATCGAAAATCCGCGTTCCACGTCCGATCATTTGGGAGTACAGCGCGAACGATTTCGTAGGGCGTGCGATGAATACGCAGTCCACGCAAGGCTCGTCCCATCCAGTTGAGAGGAGCTGGGCGTTCGCGATCACACCAGGTTCGCCAGTCCGGAAATGGTGGATCCCTTCGCGCTCCTCCCCGTCGGCGTGCACCGCCCGCAGTCCCCTACGATTACACGCCGCAACAAACTGCCTGGATGTTTCACGGAGTGGCAGAAACGCAACCGTTCGCCGGTCTGCTGCGTTTTCCAAAAGGATGTCGGCGAGTTTTTCGATGTGGGGTGCGAGCGCCGCTCCAAGGTCGCGCTCCGAGTAATCGCCCTTGGTCGTCCGCACGTTGTCGATACTGATCCCGGAGGCAACCGATTTGATCACGATCCGCGAAAGCCAACCCTCGCGGATCAAACGAACCAGCCCAACGTCGCACGGTGCGACGATCTGATAAAAAGATCCAAGCTCTTTTTTGTCTGATCTGTACGGAGTCGCGGTGAGCCCGATCACCTGTGCCCCGGCAAAATACAACAGGATGGACTGAGCCTGTGCTCCGAGGGTGTTGCGGTGCGCTTCATCAATAATTATCAGCCCGAATGCGTCAGGCGGATACTTTTCCAATCTCCGCGCAATGCTTTGCGTGGTTGCGACCACCAGCCGGGCATCAGGATCGGCGTGGTGGTCGGCCATTTCGACGGATGCTTTCTTCCCTGACCACTTGCCCAGCTTGTCCGCTGCCTGCCGTACCAGCTCCTGAGCGTCGGCCAGAAACAGCACCCGGCAATTTCCTCGCCGGATGATCTCTCCGGCCATGACCGTTTTTCCGCTTCCGGTTGGAGCAACCGAAAGTACTCGATCAACATCAACCAGAGACGACAACGTGGCATCAATGAACTCGTGCTGGTACGGGCGGATTTCCACGGGATCAAGCGAATGGATCGGCTACGGGTGCGGGCTGCGTTGATACGGGTGCCGGCGTTTGCTTGGGAGACTGCGGCCTGATCGGCGCCGATCCGGGTCGATAGATTTGCGGAAGGGCCTTCGCTTGCGCACTGAGCCGCTTGAGCAACGAGCTCCCATCTTCGAGCGGACGAGCCGAAGACAAGGGGTTGATGTACTGCACGCGCAGCAGTTCCTTTCCGTTTCGATCCTCAAACTGAGTAACGATTGAGCAATCTTTTCCGATCACCTGTTCGTTGATCCGCTCAAAATCCCCGTCGAATTTGAATGCGTCGAGGAGTGTTTTGAATGTAAACTCACTGAGTTTGTTCGGGTCGTTTTTGTCCGTCAACGAAAGGAATCCTACGGCAGTTGCGTTGTCTTCCTTGCGAACGAAATTCAGTGTTATGTAGGGCTTTCCGGCTTCGGATTGCCCGATTTCAAGTGCAGAAACTGTGACCGCGTGGAGGCCTGCTGTGTCGATTTTCATGATTGTGTTTGTTTATCGGAGCGTGACTTTGGCGTCCTGCCAGTGGCGGATGCCAGGAATTTTGAGGTTTGGATTATCTTTGAGCACCGCAAGAATCGCGCGGCGATTGTCGGAGATGGTGCAGAGGGTTGGATGAGCGGCATACAGCGCCACAATATCCTCTACCTCGTAGTTTGGGGTTGAGCGTAATGCCGTGCCCGCCACTTTCGGGGCGACGTTGTGCGCAGCCTGCCGTACCTCGATCATGGCTGACACCGCCTGCTGCTCGATCGCCTCGACCTTTGCAGCAACCTCCGTTGCGACAGCAGTAGACTGTATCAACTTCGAGGCTGCTGCGTGGACCGCATCGGCCTCGCGTTGGGCCTCGTATGCAATGCGGGCTGCTTCAGCCTCAGCAACACGGCGGGCATCCTCGCGCTTTCGGCGCTGCTCGTACTCGTATTCACCAAGCACTCGAGTAATGCGATCATACGAAAACGTGACCTGACCGGACAGATCCTTGGCGAGCGCATCGATGGCTCGGCTCATGGTCAGCACTGGCGCTTTTGCGGCTTCACGCTGAACCTCAATCATGTCCTTGTACCGCTTGAGACTCTTCAGCGTTTCCGTTGCGGCATCCCTGTCGAGATCGTCGGCGATGGTTGAAATCGTCGATGCCTCAGCTAGCAACTGGTCGCGAATAAGGCGTGCCGATTCGGTTGCTGTAGCGGTCGAAAGAGCAACGTCCGGAGTTATGATTATCAGAGTTTCGGTGTTGCTCATGTGAGTACCACGCCGGCAGCGCGAAGGATTTGGTCAGTTCGGAGGATCAATTTCTCAGCCGTATCAGGTGGTGCGTCGCGCCACGTTTGATCTGCGGAAATCAAAGATCGCGCCCGCAGGTACGCGTTCACCTTATCCTCATGCGTAGTGAGCTTGCTCGATACGGCCGCCGGGAATGGCGTTTTCGGTTCCCCTGGCCTTGATGGTGAAGCCTCGGCCGGCGCGGGCGCCGAGGTCGCCACGACTGCCGTTGCGGCCTGCCGTGCCCGGTGAGTTTGAACAATCGGCTTGAGGTCGGTGATCACACGGTCGGCGAGTGATTTTGGCATTTGTTCCAGCGCCAACCCTTCAAGTTCCAGCGTGATTTCGAGCAGCACCTTGCAGTCGTGGATCTCCATTACGCCGCGGAGTGCCTTGAGCTGATCCTCCGTAATCAGCTCCACGTTACGCGGGGCTGGGGAGG